TCGTTTTAGAAATCNTTNTCAAAGGGCAGAACGTTCCGTTCTGGCCAAACGTTTCTGTAATAGGAAACATACAAGGCATATTGCAAGGCTTTTCAGATCAAGGTCTGATAGGGTTGGTAGCAGTATGGATTTTATATCACATCTACAATAGAAAATAATATAAATCTTACATAACGTAACCTTACAAGGGTGGTGTGATTAATTTTTGGATTGTATTGCATCGCCCTTTTTATTTGTAGATAATGCCTCTCAAATTTTGGTAAATACACATAGTTCAAACGTGCTCACACATCTCGTGTGAGACTTATGCGGATAACAACCGCGTAGCCAGGAGAACTGGCATTGGACTCCTATAAGGAGAAAACAAATGGGAAGACCTTTAAGAAAAGATAGAATGTCTGGCACAGGATTTCACACAGGTAGTGAATTTGCGGCAGATGTAGCAGGAAACATAGCAGTGACGGCTTACAGACCATTCGGCGGATCAAAAGTTGATTCAACCGTGTCGTACGTGGTTTCACAGAGAGCGACCAACTTGTACAAGATACACTTGGAAGATTCAACTGAAGTTGTGATGCAACTTAAAGCAGTTGCTCCGGGAACACTGGCAAACAACAATGCAAGTAGTCTTGGCGAGTTCTGTGTGCAGATGATATTAGATGACTCAACAGTCGCTTACGTAAGTAAGTTCTTTAATAACACAGTACACTATGTTACAGCGGGCGGTGTCACAGGATCAGTGAAATACTCACTAGGTACTGAAGGAACTGACGAAAACAAAGTGGCAGGACTTGGTTCTATCAACGTTAGATAGTAACAAATACGTGCTTTTATGGGGGAGTTACACGCTCCCCCATTCACAACATAAATAATAGCAAATGGCAAAGAACATACGTACATCAGGAAATTACAGTATCAGATCCGGTACAGGATCATCAGGTGCTACCACATTAAATCTAGCCGCAGGAACCATAGATCTAGATTCAGTTACCGTTAAAATAAAGGGTAACTTACAAGTAGACGGAACACAAACAGTAATTGATTCACAGACTTTAGAGATTGAAGATGCTGTTTTAGTTCTAGCCAGAAACAACTCAGGCACAGACATAGATTCAGGCATCAAAATTGACAGGGGTGGACAGGGCAACGACGCTTTGTTCTATTGGAATGAAGGCGAGGACACCTGGAAAGCAGTAACTTCTGCTACACAATCGGCAACAGCAGTAACAGACACTGCATTGGCAACAATTAAAGCGGCAACACCCACAGCAGACGATCACGTTGCTACAAGAGGTTATGTATTAGGTAATGCAGGTCTTAAAATAACAGGCGATGATTCGACTGTTGTAACAATTTTAGCAGGAGCCACAGCAAAGTTCTCAGGATCGGGTGGAATATCAACAGTAGCATCTGAACCAGACACACTGACAGTAAGTCTAGACAGAGATCTATCAGGAATCACATCAATAACAAGTGACGCATCAAATGGTGATCTAGAATTAAAAGCAAACGGAACAGGGCACATTGTTATCAATGATATCTTTACATTCTCAGGAATGGCCTCTGATCCAACAGCAACAGCACAAACAAAAGTTTACAATAAAACAGCAGGAGGCGGTGGTACAGGACTGTATTTCAGGAACTCAAACATCGGTTCTGGTGCTGTAGGCGAACTGATAAGTAAGAGTAAGGCAACTGCATTAGCGATTGCGTTAGGATAATAATATGGCTATAACAAATTTTCAAGTAGGATCAACCGTAGCGGCGGCGTTCACTGCATCTGCGGACACGGCAGTGACAGTGATATACATCACAAACAAGACAGACGGTGACGGAACAGTTGACGTTTACATCACTCCAAACGGTGCTTCGGCAACTACCAACCATCTAGTGTATTCACAACTGACTATCAAAGCCAGAGACACCTACATCATAGACACAGAGAAAACTATTTTAGAAACAGGTGCAAAGATTTGGATATCTGCACCAGACTCAGCGGCACAGTTCAACGCCACTATATCAACTATAGGATTATAATAACCATGGGTAGATTTGTAAAAAACCCAGAGATAGGAGACAATGCTTCTGCTATCAAGATTCCAAATGTGACGACCACACAAAGACCTTCGGGCGTAAATGGACAAATAATTTTCAACACAACTACATCAACATACCAAGCATACAATGGCTCCAACTGGTATAACTTATCAGAAGCATCAAGAGAAAAAACTTTAACAACAGATAAGTTTCAAGGGGATGGATCTACCACTGTATTTGGAAACGGAAACGGAAACACCCTCGATGGTTCGACAGCGGCAACTTTATCAGTGACGCCGACCAACGCAACAGACATGGTAATATTCATCGGTGGCGTGTATCAAATTCCAGACACACACTACACTTACAATGGTGCAGGATCAATCACGTTTGGTTCGGCCCCACCGGCCAATAATGGTTCAGACAGTGGACACATCATCGCGATAGTACACAATCTCCACAAACTAGGGGAGTAATGGACCAGAAAACTCACTATGATTGGCTTTGGCCATGGGTGAAGGATAGGTCATTACGTAGAGCAATTGACTGTGGAGCTCATAGGGGAGAGTGGACACTAGCATGGAAAGATAGAGTTGGGCAGATAGAATGTTTCGAACCCAATGTGGAAATACTTCCATTCTTCAAAGAGAACACCGAAGGTATTCAAAATATTAATCTTTATCAACACGCCCTTGGAGACAAACCAGGCACAGTTGCCATGGATTACGAGACACACCTTGGGACTTATCACGTGACTGCTGAGGAAGGTCCTTATGAAATAAAAACCCTTGACAGTTACAACTTCACCGACGTTGACGTAATAAAAATTGATGTTGAAGGTTACGAGATACCATTACTAGACGGTGCCAAAGATACTATAATGACAAACCGGCCATGGATACAGATAGAAGCAAACGAAACAGGCGAGAGATACAATAGACCTAAAAAGTTAATATTAGATATGTTGACAAGTTTTGGAATGAAGAGAAGAGCAAAGGAATGGCCGGATCAAATCTGGAGCTTCTAGTAAACTAATCCAAAAGTTTTCCAGGTACCGGGAGTACCACCTTTGATACATACCCAACCCACTGCTTGATTCATAGCCGGCTTTGAATTCCACACTATTGAGCCAATATCCCATCTTCCTTCCGTGGGAGCGACGTAGCCTGATGAAAATACTTTATCACAAAATTTTATATTGCCAGAGACATGTAAACTTTCTTGTGGATTCTTTACACCAATACCGACTTTTCCAAAAACATTTAACTTGGTTGTGCCTGATTCTTCATTTCCTATCGTGACATCTCCATTTGACCTACAAATAATTCTTGGTGTATCATCAGTACCAATTGCAAACGGCACAGGAGCATGAGTCCCGACATAAGCATTGTTGTCCTGCATTTTTGTAATTACTTCGTAGCCATTTACATTGACTGAGAAATCCGCCGACGGTGCATCAGTGTTGATTCCGACTCTGCTTTCTGCGGCATACAAGGTATTTTTTACCCTAAGATCTTTTAAGTTACCTACCTGTTCTAGATTACTTTTTTTGACACTTCTGCCTAATCTATCTTTCCACAGTACTTCGTTATGATCAATCATCACGGCCTCTGTGACATTCAGTTTTGGAACTTGGGCTTCCTCGTATTTCAAGTTTTCTACCGTGATTGTACCCTTGACTGTGAGATCTTTCTGAACTTCAACACGGTCATTGTTAATGACCACCTGAACAGTATCACTCTTGTCGTCTATGCCCGAACTTGAAAAATTTGTAATCTTTCCACCATCTATAGCGTCACCACTTATGGTGTTTTCGTAGACATCTAATTGTCTAACATCTATACGCTTTTCAGCGATCTTTTCAATTTTGTTAATAGGTAATAGTGCCATATTATCAATATTTAGTGCAAACTGTTAGAGTAAAAGAAAATTGGTAAATATTAAGGTAGTGTTATGGCAATTAATAGAATAAGTGGAGATATATTAGAATCAAACCTTATCCGTACCTCGGATTTGGCATTCAATACCAGCCTATTATACGTAGATGTCACCAATGGACGTATTGGTGTTAACACAGACTCACCAGGAAACTTCAAACTAGATGTAAACGGTAATGCACGTGTGCAAGGTAACCAAACCATCACGGGAGACCTAACAGTCGAGGGCACAACAACTACAATTGATTCACAAAATTTAGTAGTTGAAGACAATATTATCACCTTAAACGAAAATAATTCAACAGCAACTGACTCAGGAATAATGATCCAAAGAGCAGGACAAAATGAAGCAGTAATTTACTGGGATGAATCGTTAGATAGATTCAGAGTTGGAACAACACCAGAGGACGGTTCCACAAGAACAGATTTTACAAACGTAACATTGGCCAACTTTCAAGCGGCATCGCCCTCATCAAATGACGATGTTGCAACAAAACAGTATGTGGATAATGAAATATCATCCAACAGTAGTTCATCCGGATCGAGCATAACAGTAGGTACTCCGACTGACTCTAGCTTCGGTGATGGAAGTTTGACAACATTGGGCAACGCAAGTTCAGTAACTGATGCATTAGACGATCTTAACGAAACAATGGAAAATATACGTAATTCGACGTATGTGAAAAGCGTAGCCTTTACTTCTAATTCTACATCAATTTCAACTGGTGACACTGTCACTTTATCAATCTCGACCGTGGGTGGTGGTGCCAATAGATACACAATTACCTGGGGTGACGGAGTAACTGAAACAGTCACTGGAACTTCTCCAACACACACATACAACGAATCATCTGGTTCACCTATGAGTGTTGTAGTGAAAGCATTCAACAACACAGCTACCACTGACTCATCAGGAAGTTTTGCTAGCCTTACAAGAGCAAACTACATCACGGTAGCATCACCGGCACCGGTGGCAGACTTTGAAATAAGGTCATCGGCAACAAGAGATGGCGGCAGTGTAATCACCAAAGCGAACACAGGAAGCACTGTATACCTTCAAAACAAGACTACCAACTCGGTATCTGCCTGTACATACACAGTTGACTGGGGCGATGGTCAGATGGACACAGTTGCCAATGACACAGCGGCAGGTGGTGCCAACGGTAACAACCTGTCACACACTTATACCAACTCGGCCGGAGACGACGGCTCCACTGTAGCAGGTACCGGAGCTGGTGATACAAAGTACAATATACGTCTAACCTTATTGACGCACCCAACTGCCAACCCTGCATTGATTCCGAATAATGATAATGCAAATTTTGAAGTGTACTCTACCCATACACCAAAAATTGATGTGGCAGACTCAACATTAAGAGGAGTCAACGAAGAAGGAACTTCTGGTTTCCCGGTAACATTTATCAATGGTACAGACACAAATCCAGGATCGAACTCTGCGTTTTCTTCTACACAAATTTATCAATGGGACTTCACAGACGATTCTACACAAACTAATGTGAACATTGGATCGGGATCATCCGGAGATACAGATCAGAACATTGCCAAAACATTTGGATTCTCTCAAGGTTCAAGTGCAGGAGTGCAAGGATCGACTACAACTTTCCCAGTGAAACTTGTAATCAACAACGGACATACAACAGGCGCATTTGAAAGTTCAATCACAAACATAATTGTTGAGCCTGACGTAAGAGCAAATTTAGCAGGTACGGCAGTAACAGTAAGCACAGGTTCAGGAAACAACAGTCTGTCACTTTTTGATGCTACTGACTTAGATGGTGCCAACAGGGCACTTGCTAGATTTACTAATACTTCACAGAATGCCGACAACTATGAATATGATTTTTTAAATGACTCCACAGATGCATTATCTTTGGTTGAGGATGGCTCCACAGCAGGTACAATCGGAAACACTATAGATAAAAATTTCACAGGACAATCTGCAGGAAATATTGTTACAGATTTCAGAGCAACAGGAACACCCGATACAATACATCAAAATGATAATCAAACAATTACGTTTGCAATGAAGGCAATACCAAGTGCACCTGCTAACCTAAGTGCTAAAACACTTACAATGGCAGACTCCGCTCAAGGTACAAATCCACACTTGTGTGCGAGTTTCGATGACAACAGTAGTGCATTCACAAGTCAATCAGCAGGTGATTCTTTAGAAACTACTACTGCCAGAAGATACTCTAGCACATCAACTATCGACACAAACACCGTTACAAACTTTTTAACAAACAATGCAAACGGTACAGGGTCAACAGTAAATCAAACTGTCACAGCAAAAATTAATAATGCAGACAGAGGGAACAGAACATTCACAACTTCGGAAGGCGGTGCAAACAACAACACATTTACCAGTCTTATTGTAACTAACCACAAAGACTACGACGCAGTAGATAGCTCTTATGCACAGAGATTATATCTTGTAGCAACAGCAAAAATTACACAGGCACTTTCAGATTACACGATTGGATCAAACGCACAGCGTATAGAAAGTTCAGCAGGCGGTAACACAGGATTTACCTATGTAGTCAGAGACAATGTTACAGCGGCTCCGACAACTTCAATCGGTACAATATCTCAAGCAAGTGCAGGAAATCTAAGATACATATCAGGTGTGCCATACTACAATGACGGTTCACCAACACTTACTATATCAGGAACGACAGTAGCAAACTTCACTGGACAGGCATACCAAGATGCATCAGATCCTCATGAAGTTGATCCAGCAACGAACCAAGAATCTACTTCAGGTGATGTTATTTCTCAGACTGCGTACACGTATGCAAACATTGACGGGTCATCTACAATGTTATCAAGTGGTATACCTGTCAAGAATACAGGTGTAAGTTCAGCATACACGTTAGGAAATTTAACTCAACCGATCACTACAGGTAATGTAAGATCGATACAACAAATTAAAGCAAGAAGTAAGAATGCAAACGGCACAGGCTCTTACTCAGAAAGCTCAACAAAAATTCAAGTGTACACCAACTCATTGCTAACTTTAGATAATGAAGCTGGTGGTATCACTGTAGCAGATTCCCTAGGCGCCGGGTTTGATGACGACGCAAAGAGAATAAGCGGTTTTGGTTCCCTGTCAGGTGACACACCTGCCTTGAACGATTCTTCAAATGCCAACTACTACACAGATCATGCATGGTCGGGTGCGGTTACTGTGGCAGGGACCAAAGAAGCTATATCCAGATTTGGAACAATCAAGCATTTTACAACTAACCTAAGTTCAGGCTATCTACCGGTAGGACCAGACCTGGCCACAGGACGTTCCGGTGCACAATATTTTACTTTTGCATTTAGAAGGACAACAATGGCCAACTTCAACTTGACAATGTCAGGTAAAGTATCTGGTATGTTTATTGCCGCTCCGGGCACAGCAATAGACACTGCATCAGGATTGAATGGATGGTTGGATTGTTCAACAACTTATGGTGGCTCGGGTGTTCCGGGTTCCGACGCAGGTGCAGGTGGTAACGGATCCAACGGTTGTGCGTTCAACTCAGGAGACAGAGTAGTCGACAATACAACTTATTCTGGTCAGGAATTTACGTTTACATTGGGAACTGAAAATGCATCCAATTCCACAGGCAACAACATTCTGGTAAGAATTAAATTAGAATCGGGAGACAGTGTAACAGCACTGAGCATTGACTAATGGCAATTACTGATGCAAAAAAAGTAGATTATCTTTGGAAGAAGCTCGGTTACGGTGCGACCAAAACTGACACCAATTCGGCCAAGAAAGCACCCAATGAAGCAATAGCATCACCTTTACTACTAAGGGGTGACAACACTTGGAACCAAGCATCAACTATCCCGGCCACTATGCCGGCTTCGACTACGTATCCTGTAACGGTGTTTCCGACCAGTGGGCCTAGAGAAACAACGAACGACGGAACATCGGCCGCTAACAGGTCATGGAAAACTAGTCTTACTGACTGGATCCCACCTGAGATGGGATCAACATATCAAGTTAAAATTTATGTTCACACATCCGGTGCCGCCGGGAATGCCGCGGCAAGTGGAACACAGGTATTTGCTACAGGTTCGGGTAACAACGACGAATGGTTCTTTGATTATCAATCAGGTGTTGTACACTTTATAGGAACCAACTTACCCAATGGCATAAGTTTTTCAGGTAAGAGTGTATATGTATCGGGTGCAAGATACACAGGAACCAAAGGTTTACAAAATTTATCAACCACAACAGGTAACACGGAATTTACAGATAATAACATCGGCAACATAATCACCAATGCTGACATGACTTTTACAACACAGGGCACGGGTCTGTTTGATTTCAACACAACAACCGGTGTTGTTTTACCTGTGGGTACAACCGGAGAACGTCCTACAGGACAACAAGGAATAATAAGATTCAACACCACAACAGGAAAATACGAAGTATCAGCAGATGGATCGACCTACACTGCCCTTAGAACAGAAGCGGCCGCTTCAACAATAGCTAAAGATATATTCACAGGTGACGGTTCATCAACACAATTTACAATGAGTACTACTCCCTCTAATGCCAAAAATATTTTAGTGTATGTTGATGGTGTAATGCAGGAGCCGATCCAAAACTATACGATAGCTACAAATGTATTAGCATTCACAGGCGGTGCTGACGGAAGTTCGATTGAGGCTCCACACGATGGTGCAAGAGTAGTTGTCATGCACGGCTTTGCTGACTAATCTATTACTATTCCTTTTGATGTATAACGTAGTATGTGTCTTACGTATTTTTGAGAAAAGATATTAAATCGTCCAACGTCTCTGTCTACTTCGTAACCAATTGTAGCTTGTTCGAGAATAAAATTATAAAGATCGGGTCCTGACGAGAAACCGATATTAATACCTTTCATATCAAAACTATTGCTTATTTTGAATTCATTTGTGCATGATGCTTTCAAGAAATTTTCAATTTTATTCCTGTGACCGTTCATACCTTCCACGATGTCTGCTCTTTCTTCAAGTACTTCAGCACCACGGTTCCTACAATAGCCAGGCCATAGTACTTTTATTATGTAATTTAAATCATTCATTTTTTAGTTTTTCTATATCTTTGAACAACACGCATTCCGCATTCTCACAGTAGTCGAGTTGTTTAGTTTTAGGTGGATTACACAAGAAATAAAACTTCAGCTCACTGTTCAACATGATCACACTCCTTAGATCCTTCAAGACCAGAGGATCAGATATATCATATCCAACCAGCATAACTTTTTTATTACTCAGACCAACACCGGATAATAAGGCAAACGTCTGATCAGAGGTGTTTGAATCCAAATATAAATTGAATTGAGGTGACAACGGTGGAAAACGGTGCACCTGATCATAAAACACGTACTTTTTGTACAGATCTGGTGTGGTCACACACTGCACTAAAATTGGTATCTGTTGAAGATACCACAAAAGATCAACTTCATCTCTTACCCAAACATAATCTATGTGCTTTTTATCAAGTTTACGATTAGGCACCGAAACAATAGGTCCGTATTCACGTAATTCTTTGGCTTCCATTCCATGGGGATTTGTGCCAAGGATTGTAACAAAATCATATTTCTTCATTGTAATGTTTATTTAACACGTTTAATTTAACCGTTTTAAATAAATACCTACAGTTTTGCAAGACAATTAATATCCAAAGGGGAAAATAAAATGGCAATAGGACGAATAACAGGACAGATGCTTTCAGCCAACCTAGCAAGGTCAGGCACAGATTTAGCATTTGAGACAAACTTATTAGCGTTAGACGTAACGAATAGTAGAGTTGGTATAGGTACAGCCTCACCGGCAACTACACTACACATCAACGCCACGGATGCACTAAGACTACCAGCAGGTAACACGGGACAAAGACCGGGTTCAGCGGCAAATGGTGACATCAGATATAACAGCACGGAATCAACCATTGAAGGTTACGCCGGCGGTGCTTGGGCTAACTTGGCATCAGGTACACAGATCAAAGATGCGGATGAGGACACAACAATCAACGTTGAAACAAGTTCAGACGCAGACGAGATACATCTTCAAACAGGTGGGAACCAGACTGCGATCTTCAGGACTGCTACAACAGATCTTGGTGTAACAAGACTATCAAACACAGCAACAACAATCACAGGACAAGTTACTAACGGTGACATCACACTTACTCCAAACGGAACAGGTAGTGTTGTTATTGGAAAAGCAGACATCAACGGTGGCGCAATAGACGGCGTTACGATCGGTGCGGCGGCCGCGGCAACACAATTAGTTGTTAGTGGTGGCGTTAACATCGATGACGGTGGTGACGGTGCTATTGATGGTTGTGTGATCGGAGCCAACACAGCGGCGGCGATCTCAGGTACAACTATTGCGGCAAGTTCAAACTTAACAGTTGGCGGTAACGCTACTGTAACAGGTAACTTGACAGTAAACGGTTCAACAACAACTATCGATTCAACAACATTGACTATTGAAGATCCGATGATCACTTTAGCGAAGAACAACTCAGGTGGAGATGCTAACACATTTGACCAAGGTTTATTCTTCAACAGAGGTTCATTAGCTAACGTTTCATGGTTATGGGATGAATCAGCAGACCAATTTGCGGCGGCAGTTACATCAGGAGAAGATGGAACTACAGCAGGTAACGTAACAATCGACAGTTACGCAGGTATCAGAGCAGGTGTTACTACTGTTTCAGACTTAGAAACTGGAGTGATATCATCAGCAGATGGTACACAGTCGGCGACTATTGCTAACTCAGGTGGAGTTATGACAATTGGAAGTTCAGTGTTGACTACTACTGATATTAACGGTGGTTCAGTTGACGGTGCTACAATTGGTGCGGCAAGTGCCAGTACTGGTATTTTCACAACATTGACTGCGGCGAACACGCAAACAGGTACAGTTAAAGCAAACGACGGAACAGCGGCTATCACAATAGCTGACACATCAGGTGCAGTTAAGATTACAACTGCTTTTGAAGTTGACGGTGCAGGATTCATCTTCAACGAGAGTTCAGCGGCGCTTGACTTCAGAGTAGAATCAAATGGACATGCACACGCATTGTTTGTTGATGGTTCAGAGGATCACGTAGGTATTAAGACGGCTTCCCCAGCTTATGACCTAGATATGAGTGGTTCGACTGATGCTTTCAGATTGCCATCTGGTACTACTGCACAGAGACCTACAGCGGCTTCGGGTATATTAAGATTCAACTCTCAATCAGGTGTATTTGAAGGTTCACAAGATGGATCAACATTTGTTGAGTTAGCGACAGTTGGTGACACACCGACTTTCACTAAGGAATCTGCTACTGGAGATGGATCAACTACAACGTTCACAGGTTTCTTTAGCTCAGCTCCAGAATCAGCGAACAACGTTTTTGTTTACATCGACAACGTATACCAAGAGCCAACTGAGAACTACAGTGTTTCAAGTACTAACCTAACGTTCACATCTGCTCCACACAGTGCGGCAAGGATTTTTGCTATCACAGGTGCAGACAACACAGCGTTGGCAACAGGTGGTATTGCGAGATCTGAGACAAGTTCAGTTAACTTTACATCATCTGCAACAACGATAATGAGTTTTAATGCGGCAACTTACAGAAGTGCTGAAATATTCATTACGTTGACAGACTCTGCAAACTCAGAGTATGCGGCTATGAAAGGTGTTGTTGTACACAACGGTGCAACTGCGTTCATCACAATACATGCGATTACAAACACTGGAGACACGGACCTAGCGGCAATCACTGCTACGCACGATGGATCAAACACAGTGAATGTACAAGCAGTAACTACAGGTGGACAGACAGCGGCTAAAGTACAGTACTCACTATCAACATAATAGTTTAAGATTAATTCTAAACGCCCCAATGGTAAATACTACTGTTGGGGCGTTTTTTTTTAGACTAAAATTCCGCAACATAACATAAAAACACACACATGAGGGATATATAGGAACCATGACAACAAGAAACTTTAGAGTACACAACGGTATATCAGTTGGTGACATCACAATCAGTGCCACTAACAACACAATTACTGGAATGTCAGCATCGGCACCATCAGCAAACGGTGACGCGGCAAACAAAAAATATGTTGATGACCAAGCGGCGGCATCATTAACATTATCAAACAAAACTGTAACCAACGCAGTCCTTAACGGAACGTTGACTGGTACAGCCATTAAAGATGAAGACAACATGGCATCAAACAGTGCAACTGTAGTGCCATCACAACAATCTGTTAAAGCATATGTAGATAGTGAAATCTCATCTGCTATATCAGGTTCTACTACGTTGACATCAGGTAACACAACAGTTGTAGCAAGTGGTACATCAGTTGTAAACAATGTAAACAGTGCGGCACAGTTAACGGTAACTGAAGGTACAGTTAGAGTACACGGAAACTTAATAGTTGACGGTACAGAAACAACTATCAACACTGCGACTTTATCAGTTGAAGATAACATAATCGAAGTTAACAGAAACGTTTCAAACAACGCAGGTATGCCATCAGTTTCAGGCATCAAAGTAAACAGAGGTGAAGGTTCATCAGCAACTGAAAAAGCTCTTTTCTGGGCGTGGGACGAATCATACAACACTGGAACAGCTTCAACCGTAGGTGGTGCCTTTACTGCTTTTGCAAGAGCAGAAGGTGATTCATCAACACCAGCAACAGCTGACTTGGCCGATATGAGATGTGCAGTACTACACGCGACATCAACTGCGGCACAATATGCGGACGTTGCCGAGCGTTTCGAAGCAGACGCTCCAATGATAGCAGGTGCAGTAGTAGAAGTAGGCGGATCAGCAGAAATAACAGAATCAACTTCAGAAATGTCTGAAAATGTTTTTGGTGTTATCTCTGACATGCCAGCTTATGCCATGAACGAAGCGGCAGGTAACAATGACTCACACCCATACGTAGCAATGACAGGTAGAACACCGGTTAGAGTTACAGGTGCGGTAACAAAAGGTCAAAGATTAGTTACTTCAAGTGTTAAAGGTTGTGCTAGAGCAGTAGCGACAGGTGAGTCAATCTCTCCTTTCAACGTTATTGGTAGAGCATTAGAAAGCTCAACAGATGCAGGTATCAAATTGGTAAACTGTGCAGTGAGAACTAACAACTAATAAATAAAATTACTTTTTAATAGAATTAAAGGGCGGCTTCGGTCGCCCTTTTTTTGTGGCGGTATAAATACTAGCACTGCTGTCAGCTGGCAATGATAACGAAGCTGTGTACGGCATATGCTGTACTAACATATTATATAAGGAGTACCTTGTATGGCCATAGGTCGTATAACAGGGTCGGTATTAAAGTCCAATCTGACTAGGAATGGCGTCGACCTTGCATTTGAAACAAACCTACTGTATCTCGACGTAACGAACAGTCGTGTAGGTATTGGTACTTCTGAACCCACAACAACACTACAAGTAAACGGAACAACTACAACTGCTGGCCTTACAGCCAACGGTGCAGTTAATATTGATGGTACGGGTACGTCCAATATGGATAACGTCATCATAGGTGCCAACACAGCGGCGGCCATCACAGGTACAACTATTGCAGGCACAACAGCCACACTCACAAATACAACAACATCAGACAGTGTTTTAATTACTACAACAGAAGATTCAAGCACAGCAGGTCCAGTCATCGCATTGAAAAGAAATAGTGGTTCTCCTGCAGATGCAGACTACCTGGGACAGATCAAGTTCAAAGGTGAGAACGATGCTGACCAAGAGGTAAACTATGCAAAAATTACAGGAAAAATACTAGATGCATCAGACGGAACAGAAGACGGTATATTAGAATTTTCACATATCAAAGCAGGATCACAAGTAATCACAGGAAGATGGAGATCGGATGGATTGCAATTATTGAACGGTACAAACTTAACTGTTGCAGGTAACACCACAGTAACAGGTTCACTGATCGCAGATGGGTTGAGTTATCCAACGTCAGATGGAAGTGCAGGACAGGTTATAAAAACAGACGGTAGCGGAACTTTAAGTTTCACAACAATATCTACTAATTCTGTATCACAAGGAAACTCAAATGTAACAGTAACTGATTCAGGCACAGGGGCAATAACAATAGCGGCAGATGGCAACACCATAATAACAATGAACGCCACTACGGCATTAGATGCATCTGCTGTGACCAATGCAGTAAGGCTACCAAATGGTACGACAGCACAAAGACCCTCTGGTTCTCTTGGAATGATAAGGTACAACAGTAGCACTGACAACATAGAAGGCTACACTACATCAGGTGGATGGGCACAACTAGGTGCTACCACTAGCACAACAGAAAATACAGACGATACAGCCACAGGAAGTGCCACAGCTATAAGCACATCGGCACAGATTATTAATCAGTTCACTACTGACAGTTTTGACAGTGCATTTTATCTTGCTGTTGTAAGAGATGAAATAAATGATTCTATTTCGACCGCAAAATACAGTGTTGCACAAAACGATACATCTGCCGTTGTCGCAACTTCTCATGTTGTAAGACAGACAGCCAGTTTGGCTGACGTGTCCATAGATGCAGAAATTGGTGCAGGGAGCATGAGGCTGAAGGCCACTGGTTCGTCTGTTGTAAATTCAATATCTTTCTACAGGATAGGTTTAGGTGATAACACGACAGCAGGAACCACGGGAAATGTGAGGACTGTTATAAACACAGATGTTGACTCAACTTCTGAATCGTTAGACAGCTTTGCACATTCAAGTTACAGAGGAGCAAAATACTTTATATCTGTAAACAACACGGCTAAAAGTGAAGTGTCAAATGTTGAGGCATTGGTCGTCCATAATGGATCTGACGCTTTCATAAATGTCTATGGAACAGTCAACACAGGAAACAATGATTTAATTAATCTTACTGCGGCCATAGACGGAGGCAACGTTGTAGTAAGTGTGATAGGAAATGAACCAAATTTAAGAGTAACCGCATACAGAATTTTATTAGCTGATTCAGAAAGTGGCAGTAGCGGTGACAATGTCAACATAGTCGGAACCACGAATGTCAGCTCAACTGCTACCCAAATTGATTCATTCAACAACGAAACATACACAGGAGCGTTCTATATTTTCACAGGTTTCAATGCAGGCGGGGGTGAAGCCAGTATTTCAGAAGTCTCGGTTGTGTCCAACGATGACGCCTACATTGCCACAGGACCTGTTGTAAATTCAACAGGCACTGATCAACTTTCTTTTACAGCGACCCAATCGGGCGCCAATGTAAGCGTAAAAGCGGCCAGTACCTCTGGTGCCAGCACAGCGGTCAGTGGATACAGAGTACACATGCTTCGAGGAAATGCTGGTGCATCGACGGCAGACACAGTGTTGGTATCAACAACACAAACCATTACAGGTAATAAAACATTTGATAAACCTCTAATTTTAAATGTCAACGCAGATCCGTCAACTGTAACAAACTCCGCACACATCTATGCCAAGGACGAATCATCGAGTGCAGAAGTGTTCGTGAGAGATGAAGCAGGAAATGTTACTAAAATATCTCCACACAACGATGAAGGTGAGTGGGAATACTATTCAAGAAATACCAAAACAGGCAAAACTGTAAGAGTTAACATGGAAGAAATGATCAGAGATATTGAAAAACTTACAGGTAAAACTTACATCAAAAACAATTAAACTATTAGATCTAAAATAGTCTGTAACTTACCTTTTATACTTTTATTATTCAGTGTATTTTTAAGACCCATGTGCAAATTCTTGGGCCAGCATTCAAACGCAGTCCAACAGTATCCTGAATGTTCATCATTCAACTTGGGAATGAATTCTGCATCTATGGCTATGAGATATGTGTGGAAGAAGAACTTCTGATCATTGGAAGTGAACATTTCTAAAGGAATTACTTTTTTAAACTTAGGTAAACTGCCCGTCTCTTCATCAATTTCACGCTTTAGGCCTTCGAAAGCGGATTCCGTGAACTTAGATCTTCCTCCAACTAGACCCCACATTCCTTGTGTTTTTCTATCTGTACGCTGTAGGAATAAAAACCTTTTGGTACTAGTGGAGTAAAACAAAGCTCCAGAACATATAATGTTGTCTTCCATACTATATTATAACAAAAAAATAAGAAATTATCAAGGAGTCTGAGCATCAGTAGATGCATCATATTCAGATGCACCACCATCTAATACAATACTCCAAGTGCCTTGTGAATAAACACCTTCGTATGATTTTACCCATTCAATACCATTAAATTTGTACTGTATTCCTGTGTTTAAATTGGTAATATAATGTTGTGTAGAATCAGGATGTGATGCATCAAATTTTTTAACCCATTTTGCTCCATCATATTCTATTATATCACCAACGTTGGCTACTAAATTTCCCCAAATAGAACTTTGAAAACTGGCAGTGCTGTCTCCAACATCGTTTATTATCAAATACCTATCGCCGGTGGTTGGTGTGCCTGGATCAAAAGTTTGTGGATTAATAATTTTCTTTACGTTCGGACCAACTGGTGCTATTGAATTAGCAGGTATAGTGTCAGAATCAATTGTGTAAAGCAGTATAGTGTCGTCTAGTGTGGTAGTCGCTATTGTACCAATAACTTCATTTCCGTTTGCTTGTTTAAGTCTAATTTGACTTGTTCCGTTGACCACTTTACCATATTGCTCAAGTAAAACTTTCCAATTAACAGCCGGGCCAAATGTTTCAAATGGATCCGCTAATCCTGGATCTCTAGCACCGGTCTGGAATCCGTCACCACCAGATTTCACATTTACTCCAGTAGTGCCAAGCAACCTTAATTGATTACCTGTTACTAATAGACCAAAATTATTTGGCGTTACAAAACTCTGTGATATCATAGGTCCACTGATTAAGCCTTTATTAATTCCACCGTCATCCTCGTACACACTCATGATGATTTTTTGTACAACACCTAGCTTTTTTACTTTTACTGGAGGGGATAACCATATAGGCATATTGAATGTCATGGTTGCTACATCTATCTCTGACTCTGCGCCAACAGGAATTGTCCTTGAGCTGAATTTTATGCCATCTAATTCTATGTAACTTAAACTTGTCCAATCAATGTAATTGTCAGATTTTTGTATTTCAAAATCAGGATTGAACAAATATAAAATTTGTTCTAAGATTTGCAATTTTTGATCAGTATTTGAACTGTAAATATCTGCTGTAACCTGTAATCTAAAAGGCGAAGGCATCACTTTTTCAACAGTATACCCAGCACCTAATCTATCGCTGTAACTACCATCTGCTAATACGTCTCTTTCTCTCAAATGCTGTTTCTCAACATGATAAGGATTTTGCATTCTTTCTCTATCATATTCAAGTTCTCTGATATAACAAGCAATTTTTGGAGCATAGTTTAAAGCGTTCTCACTGTTGTTCCTAATAATGTTAGAAACCTGTCTTGTCGCATCTCCATATACCACCGGTACAGGTCTTAGTGCAATTTCGTCATCCTTGCCCCTACCTACTTCAACGCTAAAATTGCCAAGCACCCGCATAAACTGTGTGAGGAATCTTCTTACTTGTCCTGAATAAAAGTGCAACATTGTTTTTAATTATCCGCCTTAGGTTTAAGGGCCTGTTCTAATGATTGTCTTTGCTTAACTGTCAAACCGTTAATCGTGGATGTTCCAGATGTATTAGCAAATCCCGTTTTTTGTGTTGATCTTGTATCTGTGTTTGATAAGTTTATTCTTACCGAGTCTTCCATTTTGATCCACCTGTTACCATCATATCTAAACAGTCTATTTGGTAGATAATCAGTTCTTAGGAAATAATCGCCTTTGTCTACGCCTGCTGTCGGAAATGAAATTCCAAATCCTGCAGGATTTCCGTTTGGTGCGACGCCATCACCATCTAGATAGAATCCATAATGTGAACTTGCCGGAGTGTCTATAGTAGCATTCACAGTACTACTACTACTTGCTCTTTGAGATGCTGTGTTAACATTCTCCGTACGTATATTTCCTCGTTCATCGATCGGTGCGACATAGTATTGTTTGTAGTTGAAACCTGATTTAGGAGCATCAGCTTCTGCCTGTGCTAACACTTGATCTGAAATAGTTTTTTCTTTATTGTAAGTCGACATGTAACTTGCCAACGAACCTGTGTCTGTTGCATCTCCTAGTATATCTCTGTATTCTTGAGAGTCTACTAATGATTTCATTTTCAACCTTAGTAAGTGAGGCCACCAAGTTTGTGAGAATCCTTCTGCGGCTCTGTTGACATCTTCGATGACATAATATCTTTTCAATGCTATAGGTATACTTTCGTCCAAACTATAATCCTCTTTCATATGCGGAAATTCAATGACATCTCCTGACATGGGTTTTCTACCTAATCTTTCTACACTATCATTCAAATGAACTGTAAGGAATAACGTATCATTTTGTAAAAACATACCAAATTGAGATAAGTTGAAATCCATGTCTTGCACATTATAAATTCCACGAATTGTGTATATGTCTGAATCGTATTTCCTGTCTCTATTTTCTAAAAATAACAAATCTTGTATCGTTCTCTCATTCAAAGTATCACCAGAATATTGAGGTTGTGTAGGAGTAGCGTCACCATCCTTGTTTGTGTCTCCCTGATCATAAGGTCCTAGGTATTTGTGGAAGTGTAGATCAGTACCACCCACAGTAAACATCTCTCTGATGTTACGATCAAAGAACTTATAGTCATTGCCCTTTTCAGGCTTAAAAATGGATAATCTTGGCATATCATACATATTTATTGCACAGGCAATGACTATAAATATGAGTATGTCAGAACTACA